GGGTCTTTCTGCCATCGCAGTAATTCGACGTCACCGTCAAATAGTCTGCTATTCTAAAAAAATTATTCTAAAATATTCACTAAATGAATACCTATGTTGCCAAAATAATACAGGAGCAACTATAGTCATTTCCAAACCAAACCTGCAAAGTAAGGAAACTAGTGACGTCTATTAAGGATCTAATAAAGACGACAGTACATTACGGGTACTAAGCGTATTGTAACGTAATAAACGCACTGTACTCAGTGAACGATGCTCTTGCCTACGCAAGTAGCAAAGAAGATGTCATTGGTGGAATGGAGACGAAGCACCCTAAAGTACTATCATCTGATCCACTCCTATAAATTTCAAAACCATCAAGACTCTGATTGACATTGGTCGTATCTGACATTATGTTAACTTGAACATCTGTAGCATAAGATTTCCAGTAATTAACAACTGTTGTATTCCCAACGGTTGCTAAACAATGATCAGCATTTGACCTGGAATGCCCTTTAGTGTAAGCTGGACATAAAACTTCAACTCCTTGTGCTGACATAAGAAAAACTTGTTGGGGCATTGACGTAGTCCATGGATAACTGGCAGTTCCATCAATTGTGGCTACTCCGGGACCAACAGCAATATCGTTATCAACCAAATTATAATATTGAGTAATATTGTTGCAAGGTGTTGCGGTGGTTACGATTCTGTTTTGAGATGTACCGGGAGCAATCAATTTCAACTTACAACCTCCTCTTGACAGGCCAAACATAGAAGCCAATGTGGTATACATATCAGCCGAAACAGAAGGAACTTTATAAGCAGTCGCATTGTATGGAGTTAACACTTGAATTCCATAAGGCAAAATTGAAAATGATTTTACGTTAGTTGGTGGTGGAGGCGTGGTTATATCGAACTTGGTCACGTTAAGTCGTGAATTAAAACGCAATAACTGTCGCAAAGACCTAATTGATTCACCAATACTGGCTCGGGCATGTTTCATTGTATAATCGCACTTAGAAGAACCTATGGAATCTTCAAAATTCATGCAACCACTCTGGGGAGCAACTCCGAATATTGGAATTTGTGAACTTGGAAAAGGATGAGCAAACTCAAAATCAGGACAACAAGCTACCTCAACAATAATTTTAATACTGTTAGAACACGTAGATGGAGCAGTTAGTCCTTCAATGACATAAACTGCCATAGTACCATACGGAGAAGCAGTGTTGAGATAATTGTTCTTGTTTACAAAAGGAAATTCAACAATAAAATCTGTTGTAGTCCTAATGTCAACAATATGTTTCATAACCCAAGGATTCTCTGCCACGTTTGGAGCTTCATTTCCATCAATATCCCATGGATTGTAGCAGATTTCAATTCTACCAGAATGAAATTTTGTCTTAATCAACTTAAATCTAAACTTAAATGAGCCTCGATACAAGTTGAAATACTTTGAGAGAAAAGAAACAGGAGAATGGTTAATGGTTGTCAAGGCAGAACCTATACTGGGTCCTACTAAAAACATTAGTGAAGGGTTTAACGCTTTTCCAAACAACAATGCACTTTGTATAGAAGAATCAGACCAAGTAACAGTACTCACATAGGTAAAAATGGACAAAAAATGTGAGAAATCCATCTCATCTAAATCTGTTCCACTGAAACCACGAATTTGTTCTATGTGATTGTTTGAATAATAACCCAATGATTTGGAGCAATCGGCTCCATCAACATTTCCTAAAAATGGAACAATGTCTCGCACAACTCTTTTGTGAGGAGAAACGATCATTGGTTTAGACCATCCAAACACTGAAGCTACATTGGAAGCAATGTCTATTGCCCAAGACACAGGAGCTATGTAAGAAGAAAGTAACGGTACAGGAGACAAAGCTTGAGCAACTGCTTTGGCCTTGCGAAGACCCAATCCAATAGGCCCTATCTTACCTCTAACTTGTTCGAATTCAGACTTGCCGCTCTGAGGAATTGCAGCTCCAATAAGCTCTATATCTTCCATATGAGAGTATAAAGTCCATGTACAAAAATTGGTTCCAGTACCAGTAGAAAAGGGCTCATACGGGAAAATGCGAATAGAATTAAGCACGTGATCCAAAAACACACCAGTGTTTAAGGGAAAGAAATTATAAGCCGAAACAAAAGGAACTTTCAAAATAGCTTCAGTATCACATTGCAAATCAAATTCAACATGGGGTAACTGAGATCTTTGAGTAAGCGTTGAAATATGGGCATTGACCCACGTATCCGTGTTTACGGCACTGCCACAAGTTGGAACATGAGAGAGCATGTATCTACCTTGTTGAAATGGATTAGGGTTGGCAACAAGTCTTAAAACTAAAGTAGCTCGAAAACCGTAATACCCCTTAAGCTTTTCTTTCCACATTGGTACCAAATTCAAAATAGTCATGGGCCAATCTCCAATATTAAAAATGGCTGTAGAAACAGTGTCTGTAGACTGAAATTTTCCTTTAACTAAAATAACGGGTCTAGACAAAAAATTTTTGATAGTCAATTCATCAATGACATGATCTATAAGTTCATTGTCTAATGAGACATGATCATCTACGGAATTTGTAACGACTTCAGCATCATCCTTAAATTCGACAATGCCGGTACTAAATGATGGGGATTCGACAATAATCGAATCGTAAATATTAGTTTTCTTTTCAGCAAACCAAATTTTAAATCTAAGAGCTGGTTCAGACTCAAAGATCGAGGATATTTCTCTATGTAAAATATCTGCATTCCAAGACATTGAGAAAGTAAGTCTAAATAGACCCTTGGAACTTACCTGTATTAAAGCGTTTAAATTGTCTTCCTTTATATCCAAAGTGGAAAACAAAATTTCGTAACCAGAAACACAGGGGTGACTCACCAACGAGGATAGTTTAACGACTTTCCACAGTCGTTGAGAACTAATAGGCGTACTCTCCACTGGCGGCATCAATGAGACACTGCCTCCAGTCAAGAGTCATGGTAGTATTTTGATCTTCACCGTAAAATAAGATGAATTCTCTATACATAGGTACAAAATTAGTTTCAAATGCTTGTTTGCCATGTAAAGCCCATTCTCGACGACACTGGTCAACTCTTTCTCGCAATAGTTGCGGATCTCCATTATCGTGAGTCCACATGACCATATTAATCAAAGTTTCAGTATCAATTGGTGCTATAAACAAACCAAGACTTTCCTCGAACCTCCACTTACGTTTAAGGAAATTTAGTTCATTCAATGGCCTGAACGGTAAAGTGGCTTGTTCTTTGAGATCTGTAGTGTATGTTAAGCCCAAATCTTTCATATGCTCACAGATTGTCAACTCGTTAAAAACATCTCTAAAGGGTGCAGAAACATTAAAAATATTATCATCTCCTAACACGCAAAGTCTAACGTGCTCATTAAACTTGTGCTTACCGTCAACGATTTTATACCAGCAATATCGGAATGAAATCATATTATAAAGAGAATTCATCAAGGCGGTCAATGGATGTCCGGATGGAATTCCTGAAGTCCACACATAAAGTTTGTTCAAGAAAACATGTCGAGAATTAAACATAGTCCTACCTATTTCCATTACGGGATTGAAAATATCAACACCAAATTTGAGACTTATGAAAACACCTATGCTCTCAAAAATTTTTGACAAAATTTCAGGTCTTAAAGAAGCATCAAAAGCACTAAAGTCACCTGCACCCATAGGAGTTGAGCAATCATCAGCTGACTGTACTTTGAAGACTTCCTCTAATTTGCGCTTCAACAAATCCCATTCGCTGCTGTATGGATTTACACCGATGGCAGAGTTGTTATTTATTCGAGACTTCGCAACATGCAACATGAGAGGTCCAAAATACATACGAGATATAATAACCAACTCAAGAGGAGCACCTGAAAATAGACGAGTTTTACCAATCTTAACCTTGTCGTGTGTTCTCAACTCATCTTTAAGAGAATCAACAAATAGAAGATCTTCGAGAGGAATACCTTCTTTAATTTGATGAATAAGAACAACAACGTTTCTCTTCAGAGCCCTGCAAGCGGAACTACTCAGATCAAAATCAGTGTCTTCTCCAAAGAAAGCTTTCTTTTTTTTGCTAGAGTACGGTCTGCAATTGTGTGGATAACCTGCACTAGTGGAACGGTTCATACTACCAAACTCAGGACAATCATCAATACCGCAAATGGCTTCTTCAAAAGTAAATGGTTTGTACTCGGTCATTCCACAAAAGAGCGTCTGAACGGCATCAGTTATAGCCATGTCAAGATAACCTTCATCATAACCGCAAGGTCTGTTGGTCTGGTATACACCAATAGCCTTTTTCCATGGGTCAATATCCCCGGTCTTAACCAACATGGCAGGTGCCTTGGTTGAAAATTCTTGTTTATAAAGAGGGGATTTTTGCAAAGTGGTCTTTGTTGGTGGTTTCAAAGTAGGTTGAAGATCACCAAGGTATGGTAAAGACACAAATTCATGAGGAGTTCCTGGCTTTGCTGTCCATGATGGATCATAAACTTTCTTGTTAAAATCAAATGAATAAGCACTACCAATATGTGTACTAGAATCAAAACTATCATCACTTTGCGAATCAGGATCAAATTCAGAAACATTTGGTGTTATGCCTTCATACATTTCTACAAACGTTCCAGATTGAGCAATTGCCTGTTGCAACTCAAGGGGAGTAAATCGTTCATCGTAGGTCTCATCTTCAGCAAAAACTCTAACACTAGCCACAATCATTTCATATGTGACTACAGCAGCATAACCAATTTTGCACTTAGGATTACCAGCTACATGTATGCCAATGATTCTGCGACCATGACCATTCGCTTTATCAAGCATCAATAATCCTCCACAATCACCAGCTCTTGTAGGACTACTATAATTCCAAGCAGTTTTCACTGTGTATTTCTCGAGTGGACCTTCAGCAACTTCCAAATCTGTAGTGAGAGTAGAACTAACAGAATAAAAAACGTAGGTATCAGGTTTTCTAATTATCAAGGTACTGCTAACATTTCTGTTTTTTTGCTCTATAGCACTATTACGTGCAAATTTAGAAAGTATGTTTGGAGCTTGTGGGCATCTGTTTTTTGGTAACTTAACAAGACAAAGATCACGTTGTATTAACTCATCATCAGCAGATTCACAACCTAAACCACTCAAAAATTCTTCTAAAGAAAATTTCCTTTCATCAGGAAAATCCAAAGTCAAATAATAATCTTTGCCATCAAGCTCATGGTCAATGGAATTATACTGCCATGATATTTCTTGAGCAAAGTGATAAGGAACAATACAAACTGTCTCAAACAAAAATGTTATACATCCAAAATACTTCTTTCCTTTAGGAGTGTGCATAATAAGAGAGCGCTGATTCTTTCGCAAGATTGAATCGGCATGATCTCGAAATTGAGTATCGCCAACTTGAGGTCGTATTTTCATCACTCTAGCAACGGATCTAGTCTTCTTCGATGGAGTGTCTTTGAAGGGAGATTGTGAAAAAACGGCATCTTCACCGAACATATAATGCCAAACATAACCGGCAAAGTCTGTTAATTTAGGGAGGAAAAGTTTAAAACATGTTCCAACAGCCAAAGCTAAGAGTGACTTTTCAACAACCCCATACTTACTAAGCCAGTCGCACCAAGTGTCTATTTTGTTAAAGACAACTACAGATGGATGTGCAAGCAAGTGTGATATGAATCTTGTATACTTGGAACTAGTTTCTAATGTTTCAATCACGTCATCGTGAGTACTATCTTTTTCAACCTTAAAAGTGATGCCGTCTTGAGTTTCATTCAATATTGCTTTTCCATTAGGTTTAGGAAGATTTGGTGCAAATGTGACACTTGGAACTGAACATGTCGATTCACTAGAAGTACCATCATTATGTCTGTACCAATCAGCGTAATCGTTAAAAGAGACAACAGCAGCATCATGCCAATTTTGCCTAGCATTGCTGTGTTCAATCACTTTAAAAACAAGATCATCAAAATCATATACCATGTTGCCGTCAACAAATTCTAGCAAATGAGGTCCCAAGTTGGGTGAAATACCGCTGGAAGAGACTTTCTCCCAATCAATTTTTCTTGACATATCATCTACCATTGGGTCCTTGCAGTAAGCTGATTTGACTCGAGCTACAACATTTATGGTGCATCGCCTTGTAAAAGCTTCAGACGATATAATTGACTGTGGGTTGAAATCAGTTAGGTTGGTTGTACAGAAAACGAACTTAGAATTGAAGTAAGATAAACCTTTTTTGGGTAATGCAGCCATGTGTAGATTGTATTCAAAACTGTTTATAGCCCTAATGAGATTCATCCATTCATTGTCTGGATTTCCTGCAACATCAGTACATTGTCCAAGATCATCAAACAGAGTAACAAGTTGGTTATTATAGCCATCCCAATATTTGTTCTCTGCTTGGCGATTGTAAACGAAATCTTTTGGTGACTCCTTAAATCTAGCATAGTCTTCATCATTCAACGTTTTACCGCAAACAGCTGCTGTCAAACAATGAATAACTTGGGATTTGCCTATACCTGGACCTCCTTTCAACATGACTGCTACAGGTTCCTGTCTATAGCCTTCACGTTTAAAATCAATAGACATAAATGGCAGCATCAACTTGTTTAGTAGGTTTTTCTTGCTATTCATGAAATCTCTCAAAGTTTGAGGAGTCTCACGAGGCAATCTTAACAACATGTCATCGAGCTGGTCATTCAGACCTATAAGGTGTAAGTAATTAGATTCTGTTAGGTGAAGCTCCTTAGCAAAATACTTAGTTTCCAAATCACTAATCTTTTGAGCTAGAGCATTTATTTCCCCTCGACCTGAAGTTAGAAAAACAACACCGTCACTCGAGATAAAAAAGGATCTAAGGTAATTGAAGCATTTTTCTAATGTAGAGATGACTGCAATAACAATATTTGTGAGAGACTCCTTAACTTTGGACATGTGACTTAAATTGTCAAATAATTTCATGGGTAATTTGGCATTAGGACAAATTGATAGGGACCAAGCAGAGATGATTCCAGCTAAAAGCGTGGAAATATCTCCCACTTCATCCAAACCAATTTGTGCCACAACAACATCTTCATCTTTTGGTGCTGTTGATTTGAGATATGTCTTCACGGTGTCAACAATGCTATAAATGACAGTTCTGTTACACCATAAAGCTCCTCCAGTAGCAATAATTACACCGGAAAAAGATATTGTTGATCTCTCAGAATTGTGCCATATTATAGAAGCGATAAGAACCGCTATTGATAAAAAGCTAGATGTGGTAGTCGAAACTGCTTCACGAACACTGGACAGCTTTTCCTCAACACTAGCCACTAATGTGTCCATTGAGGTTGTAGCTTGTGAGGACAATTTTTCAGCATTTCCTCTTATTTCTCCTAAGACATTTTTGACCATAGATGGAACGTCACCAACTGATTCTTTAAAGTTGCCGCCTATATCCAAAAACTTTCTGAAAATTCCAATAAGTTCATCAATTTGGTCGGAGGTGTCGGGGTCTAATGTAACATTAGTGTCAAATAAACCTTGTGAATAAACACCGGATTGTCTCTCAACGTATTTTCTTCTCCTGGCTTCAGCAACTAATTGTGTCCTGATAGTATCATTGACTTCATGTACTTTATTTTTCCAAAGCTTCGTATTATTATTCATACTCCTGACAGATGGTAGCGGAGTAGATAATTGAGAAGCACGAACCTGGTTCCTTGTAAGGAGCTGAGATGCCGGGAGTTTTTCATTTAAATGGCTTGAATTTTTCTTTTTCTTCTTCTTGTTTTCAATAACGGGAGTTGGTGTAGTAGTTACCCCCATAGTGGATTCAGCAGAAGAAAATCTTTCTCTTTTAATTCGCATTGGTGTCAAATTGACGGATACAGCATCGTTATTACTATTGTTGTTGTTATTCATGGTTGCTAGTGGAAAAAAAGAAAAAGTAAACCAGTTCCACAAATAATTTAACCAGATAAACTGTCGAGCAAAATTCAAAGTGCCCAAAATAATGGGATCTACTCAGATAAATCATTTGATTCTTGTTATGCACAAGAGGCTGCTGGCCAGCCGTATAAGCACTGCTAATTAAAATGTTAAAGCAAAATACTAATAATTCTGTTCATAATGGCTTCACGCTCAGACTAGTTACTTCACTTGCAAAATCTATGACTTGGAATTTTCCGACTAACTAAAGTCTTCCATATCATAAAAATAGCTATTCAGCTAGAACAAAAAAACGTTCTATTAATTCAACATCTAATCATTCAAAGGTGCAATATTTTTGTATTTTATATTTTTCAAATTTTTAATAAGACGTGGGTCCGAGCCACGAATGATTTTGTGATTTTGACTATTTTTGGCGAGAAATTAAATCTCATTTTATTTTTATATTGTTTTCTAAAATTGAGTACCTATCAGATTTTGACTTATACTGACAAATAAACAAAGTGTTTTATATTTTAAAAGGTGAGCTTTGATAAGACACAAATAATTGTCAAGTGGAACACACTTGAACTGTTTGAACATTCGTAAATGTCCAAAAGAAAAATAATGCATGACATCGCATGCATTGACAAATCAAGATTCGTAAATCTTAAAAAGTCATAATGTAAGGTCTTG